TTGCTTTTTTCAAAGCAATTCTTTCTTCATTTGGAGTTAATACACCAACAAAAAGTGTTTTTAATTCTTCAAGAAATTTGTAATCAAATGTGAATTCATGAATAGTTGAACAACCATGACCGGAACAAACATAAACAGTTCTACGAGATGGATATTGAGCTTTATTATACTTTGAAATATGATTGCGAATATTATTTTCGTCTACATTTACTGCTAAAGAAGGAGATAAAGAAGTAAATGTTAATAGAAGTGAAGTACCCAGAATTTTTAATGATTTCATAAAAAGCTCCATTGTAACCTATGATCTAATTATATTTATAAGCAGTTGACACTTGACTTGAAGTGTAGTAATGTACACATCTAATCACAGGAGAACCAGATGAACATTTTTTACATCTCTCATTGTCCTTACGAAGCAGCAAAGTTGATGGTGGATCGCCATGTTGTTAAAATGATCCTCGAAACAGCTCAATTGTTGTCGACTGCGCATCGTGTACTTGATGGCAAGATGGTTATTGAAAAGAAATATGTAAATGGTTCATCACCTATTCGTTATCGAAACGCTAAGCGATGGAAATTGGACGATGACCGAGATACTAAACTATATGCAGCAACACATGTAAATCATCCTTCAGCAATTTGGTGCAGAATCAATACCAGTAATTATAATTGGCTCAATCGCCATTTTATTGGCCTACTAGATGAATATACATACCGTTATGGTAAGACACACAAATGTGCTGACATGATCGGTGTTCTTGGTCGCACTCCTAATAATATTCTTTTGGGAGAATTTACCGAGCCAACGCCCGCAATGGATAATCAATTTATTGTAGAAGGTAATTCATTAGAATCTTATAGAAATTATTACAAAAATGGAAAAGTCCATTTGCACAAATGGACTAAAAGAAATCCTCCAGATTGGATTTAAGGGAGCATAAAAGCTCCCTTTTTTTATAAATAAATATCAGAAAAACAATTGGAGTAGTTATGGCGCAATTCAGAAAAGATACACACCAATACCTCGCTGATGGAAAGACAATATTTGAAACAGTAATGCTTGCTGATCAATATGGCAATCTAGTTGGAGCAGCAAATCCAACAGGAATGGCAGTTGATGCGTTTGGTAGAGCGAGAGTATCAACTCCTCTAACATTGTTTGACTCTTATCATCGTTATGATCCAAACGGAAAATTTCATGTAGCAAATACTGCTGGGGGAACGTATTCATTTGATGCAAATTCTGCCGCATATTCGATGACCGTAAATACTACTTCTGGTGCTGAAGTAATTCGTGAAACCAAGAGAGTATTTGCTTACCAGCCTGGAAAAAGTTTACAGATTCTTCAAACGTTTGTTATGAATCCAGCAAAAGAAGGATTAAGACAAAGAGTTGGCTATTTCGATTCAAGAAATGGGATATTTCTTCAACAAGACGATTTGACTTTATCATTCGTCAAAAGAAGCAATTCAACTGGAACACCATCAGACAATTCAGTAGAACAAGCAGATTGGAACTATGATAGATTGGATGGAACGGGGCCATCTGGTCTGACGTTGGACATGACAAAAGGTCAGATCATGTTTATCGATGTCGAATGGCTTGGTCTTGGCACAGTTCGTTGTGGGTTTGTTCTTAACGGTCAATTAATTCATTGTCATTCATTTCATCATGCAAATGTCGTTGATGGTCCATATATGACTACTGCATGTCTTCCTGTTAGACTTGAAATTACAAATACTGATACAACTGCAAACAATTCAACTCTAAAACAAGTATGTTCTTCAGTTGTATCGGAAGGTGGTTATGAACTAAGAGGAAGACCTAGATCAATTGGTACTGCTGCAAATTCTGTCATTGATATGGCAACTGCTGGTATATGGTATCCAATTGTATCTATTCGTTTGAAATCCGGTCAACTAGATTCTATTGTAATTCCAACCAACATTTCATTTCTTGCCGAAGGTAATAATGGTAGAGCCAAGTATGCTTTGATTTCTGGAGGAACGCTTGGTGGAAACACAACGTTTACTTCTGCTGCATCCGATTCTCATGTTGAATATAATTTGGTTGCAAATTCAATTACTGGGGGAACGGTTGTTCAACAAGGACTGGTAGGTATAACCAATCAAACATCTGCATTAATATCTTTAGATAAAGATGCTCTTTTTAAGTACCAATTGTCCAGAAATGGTCTGACGAATACTGCTGAAGTATTAACCTTGGCTGGAATGGCTGGCACTGCTGGCGATGATGCATCAGGAACGATAGACTGGGAAGAGATCACTTAATGCTAAGGTTCAAGCAATTTATCATAGAATCTGCACAATATCAACAATTGAAGAATGATGCAAAGAAGCTAGATTTGCCATCTTTCCTAAATAAGTATTCTGTTGAAGGGCAACATATTACAAATCAAAAACATATGGCTCCGCACCATCATTTTGAAATTTCCCACTTGGATCCATCAGAACACGATTCTTGGGAAAACCCAGATCTGTCGCCTCGAATGCTTGATACAGTTAACAAACTTCGTTCGAGAATTGCAACGGATAAATCTTCGATTGAGCCAGTATTAGTACAGGGGATGCCCGACGATAAAAAGTTTAGGCCTCAAGTGCTTGATGGGCATCATAGAACAATTGCTGCGTATCGTGAGGGATTGAAAACTGTACCTGGCTGGTTTGATAATGGTACTTTAAAACAAATTCATAAACAAGCTAATAAATAGCAATAAACTATTTTGGAAAAAGTAATGGATCAATTAGAAGAAAAAGTTGGTTACGAACAACGTAGAGCAAGAGCTCGTCGTATGCATATGTTAACCAAAAAGTTAGTACGACAAAAGAAGCTTGCTGCTGGCAAATTCGCTTCACAAGATAAACTTCAAGTTCGTGCTCAGCGTTTGGCTCGTGAATTGTTACGCAAAAAGATTGCAGGTTCTCGCGGTGCTAATTACAGTCAACTATCAACATCGCAAAAAATTGAAATCGATAGAATGGTTGATTCTTTGCCAAAGAGTTTGCATAAGTCTCTGACACAAAGATTGATTCCATATGTTACTAAATCAGAAACAGCTCGTTTAAGCAAGTACAAGACCAGAAGACAAAAAAGATTAAAAGAATCAATTGATTTATTAGAAGATTCGTTAAGAACAATTCTTCATCGTAAAGTAAAAGGCGAACAGTTTAACCAAGTAGTTCGTAAACTCGGTCAAATGATAAGGCGTAATAGAGAATCAACAAAAAGCGCAAAAAGCAAAGCCGCTTCTACTCAAGTATTAAAACAAGTAGAGAAACGGTCAGCAATTCGTCCCGGTAAAGATAGTTTTCAAAAGCATGCTCGTCGCCGATTCAGACTTGGACCATCCGCCAAACAAGTACGTTCAAAAGTATTAGATGTTATTGGTCGCGCAGTAAAAGAAAAATTATCTAGTCGCGATGTTAACAACTTAGTCAAGGGTATTCGTCGCGATTTGTCTGGTGGTCGTTTACAATTAGCAGACGTTGATCCTGGCGAATTTGATATGATTCTTGTTGAGATGGATTGGTCAAAGCTTGATAAGTTAATGTTGAATGGTTTGGTTCCCAAAGAAAAAATTGCGTATTACAAGAGAATTCTTAGAGATATTTCCAAGTCGGTAAAGTACAAAGCTTATCAAGATGATATCGCTAGCTTGTTAGATGGCATGTTAGAATTAGTTACTAAGGATGATGTATTGTATCGCCGTTTACGATTTGATGTTCTAAAAAAAGAATCAAAATGAAATCATTAGATCTTGGTACAAAAGAATTAACAAGAAGGTATAAGCAAATGACTCCAGGTCAAAAAAAGAGATGTAAGACAATCAAAAAGGTTGTAACTGAAGCTTTAAAACAACCAACAGTTGGATTTAAGAGAAAACCAAAGCTGGGTGTTGGTCTAAGAAAATCTCATAAACCTGGAATAGGTGGTCTTAGCACTTTAAAGAAAAAAAGATCAGGCGAAGGTGTTCGCAGATCATTGAGTTTGCAGAAAAAACCATTAGCAGCAAAAACGGCAGCTGACACTGTATCACATTCAAGAAGAGCTGCTGAGCGCGGTGATATTGCAAGAAACAGAAGCGTTTCTATAATAAGGAAACAACAAACACTTAATCCAAATTAAAGGAAACTGAAATGTCAATCAAATCTCTACCACCATCGTTAGTTGAAACAGTTAAAAAATTTCTTGAAGAAAAAAAGAATAAAGAAAAAGAAACTGAAAATAAAGATGAAAATGAAAATGAAAATGAGAACGAAGAAGAAGATGAAGAAGATAATGAAGAAGATGAAAAGAAATCAGGCGAACATCCATACGTGAAAATGCTAAATCAAGAAAGTGAACAAAGAAAAGATAAAAAGAAAGGCTAAACTATGGAAGAATTGGTCAATAGAATGAAGACAGTGTTAGCCACTTCATTTTCATTCTATTTAAAAGCTCATTATTATCATTGGAACGTTGAGGGAATAAATTTCCCTCAATATCATTCATTCTTTGGTGATTTATACGAAGAGGTTCACGATGCAATTGACTCAATTGCTGAACAAATTCGTGCGTTGGATTCATATGCACCGGGTTCTTTGCAAAGATTCAAAGAGCTTTCATCCATATCAGATGAAGATACTATTCCCACCGCACTAATAATGTGTCAACGACTTCTTGACGATAACGACAAAGTAATCTCTGATCTAATATATGCATACAATGAAGCTGAAAAACAAAAGCAATTAGGTCTTGCAAATTTCCTTCAAGATCGCATCGACATTCATAAAAAACATCGTTGGATGTTAAAAGCTACACAAAAAGGATAACAATGCAAAGGTCTCTCGAAAATACAATCAGATCAATGTTCGCTGAAAAGGTTCATGATCCATCTCATCCAAAAGATGAAAAGGACATGAACGATCAGGTATTCGCTGGAACATATCGTTCTCAGCACTTTGAAGTGTCTCCAGATGCTCAACGAATCTATTCTGATATTTCAAAAGAAACAAATCCAGATAAGGTCGAGAGATCAGTTAAATTACATGATATGTTATTCAACATCGTCAAGCAAGTAAATTCTACTGGATACTCAACTAAACAACAACTGGACGCAGCGAAAGATCTTGCTACAAAGATCCATCATAACGTTGCAGACTTCGGTGTAGACATTGATCATTCTCATGTTAATAAGTTTGTTGACGAGATCGAGAGTAAAGTAAAAGATACTACTGCTCCAGTAGAAGCTGATCAAGTACAAGATGAAATGAAAACCAGAACAGCAAGTCCAGAAGATAATTATATTCACATTGAAAAACAATCCGATGCCGATATCGACAATGTTAAAAACTTCCGTGTAACAAGAGCAAAAGCTGCTGCAAAACAACGTTTTCTAAATGTTGGTATCGATGAATCAAAACATGATCCCGAAGCAGTTTCAAAATTACTAGATAAAGCGGTTGAAATATTAAAGAAAAAGAAAAAATAAATAATACTAATCATTAACTACTTATAAAGGATTTCCAAAAATGAGTCAATGGAAAAACGACGATTCAGCAGCAAATTCTGTATTG